CGAATTCCTGAGGATGAAGAGCGCTACCGTTCCTTACGCGTCGAACGTTGGACTCAGACTACCAATGTATCAAGCCGCGCAAGGGCTTTGGTATATGCGGAGGCCAGTCCTTTCCGCCAGAGCGGCTGAATTGACGTCGTTGATCGACGGCGTCGATAGGTTTGCTGTTGCACAAAGCGGGAAAGACGAGTTCCTGGACCAGAAGAACGTGATCGAAAGAGCGTGTCGCAAGCGAGAGAACTTCGAAGACATGGCGAGATTGAAACCTAGGTCAAAACGAATCGCCGATGCTATCATCGAAGTCTTCTTCGTCAAGGATGCTGAAGTGCCGATCAGTACGGTGCCGAGTCCAGAAGAGTGGTGTGCCTCTAGAAGTCAAGCGTTTGAGAACAAATTTCTCGCGTCTGACATCTACGGGTCGACTTCAGGATCGATCTGCAGCTACTCTTTTCTCAAGACGCAGACGAAGCTCAAGCTCAAGCGATTGTTTGCTTTCGAGGAGAATTACGGTCAATCCGTTCTGGCTACTCAAGCAGACTTCAACGCGATGTTCGGGCCCTGGTCAAAGATGTTCCAACGAAACGTTCGCCGGATGTTGAGACCTGAAGTCGTTTTCGACTCGGGTTTCTCTGACGCAGACGTTGCTGAGATCTTCAGGAAGAACGGCGGACTCGCCGCGTTCCAGAGGTTCAATACGCAAATCGACATCTCAAAGCAGGACACATCGCATACGCTTCTCACGCTTCTGGTCTTTTGCCATATCCTTCGTTACTTCGGTGTTCCAGAGAACCTCATCGACATCTACCGAGTCCATTCGCATCGCTTTCGTTTCAAGTCCCTCGTTCCAGGGCTGTACGGCGGCGAAGTCACAGACAATCTCGGCTCAGGCGATCCTTTCACCCTCATTCGCAATATCTTCCAGGTCGCGACCAAGATTGTGGCGGCTTTCGATCTCAACGAAGCGAAGGCCAGCTACTGGATCATCAAAGGCGACGACGTCGAAACCGACTCTACTTGCAGGCCATGCATCAACTTTCCGGAGCCAGAGCTTAGTGACGCCTATATCGTGATGAAGATCGATCGAGCGTTGCCTCCTTATCATGCGGGGAGGTTCTTCTTGCCCAATACGATCGTTCCGGATCCTATCCGTAGAACGGTTAAGTTGCTGTCTAGGACTACGAGTGAAGGGCAATTGGCTATGGCTTGGGCTGAAGGTTTCCTCGCGGATTACCAGAAGCTTTCAGATGCTGACTACGCCTACCTTCAGGTCGCTTGTTGTAAGATGTACGCGGATTTTCCGGCTTCTTTCGTTCTCTCGGTTCTGGACATGTACACAGTTCTCTCGTCTCGGCGTTCGATTCTCAGGTTCGTTCTCGTGAAGGAGGTGGTCGAAGAGGAGTTGTTGGTGACGGTGGATAACGAGGTGGATTGTGCGGCTTTCGCGATGTTGGCGTTAGGCCGTGATGATCTGGTGGAGCATGCTCGTGAGCAGTCCAGCCAGGGTCTCATAACCCTTTGTCGTGAGTTTTCGCTTCCGTGCTATCGTGTCAAGAACACGGGCGGCGATTTCTCAAAACGCGGAGTTTGGTATGGTGCAGGGCATTGCTGGGCGGTTATCGGTATGACCGAGTTCACGTCTGAAGTTAAAGAACAGCAAAATGTCTCAAGAGTGCGTCCATCATTTCGAACACAGTTTGACGATCAAGGGTTCAGAACACAGGAAGGC